TCCCGTCAGCTTTCTGCGACGTGATAATGTCGCAGTTGATGACATTACCAAAATGGATGCGGCTTTTTCCACTAGCCAAAGGACTCACCGGGGTCCAGGGATATTCGAAGAATATGGTTGAAAGTAGGCTCGCACTGTCCCCAACGGTCGACTCAACGTATGTTGGCCCAATGATTGGCCCAGCCATACAGAATATGATGGACACTCAGACTAATCGACGTCACATAGACGATGAAACGAGGTGGAATATACGGGTCGCCAATATAACTAGTGATTTTACGGCTAAGTTCGCGTCTAATATATTTCCGGCGAACACGGAATACCCAAACCCTTTGGGGAATTTAGTTTTTGTCGTGCAACGACGAGTGGAAGTGCTGCCTATGGTGCGGGATGCGGATTTGATGTCGAGCGCCATGACGTGTGTACGTCCATATGTGTCGCAGTCAGGGCTATATATCCTGCCCTATAAGACTACGCAGCTCGGGTCCGAGGATCGGCTTTGGCAGATGCGTGCAGGACAGGCCTGGCTTATTTCTTGGCAGATAGGCAACGCCATGGCGAACTTTGATTTATTAACCACTGCGAGCGTGGACCGCATTGATGGCTTAAGTGCCTTCTTTTCTGACCAGGGAAAAGAGTCAGCACCACCGGAAAAGGCGAATCCGGATGGGGAGATCGTCTTACCGAAATAATACCGCTTGCCCTAGCGGCGGTGCCGCGAATAGAAGAAGTGTTCATTGGTTTAAGACGATATCAGTTCGGATCATGGACTCAACAGGCAGTTTACATATTGGTATATGCGTGGCTAATAAAACAAGATAAACCAGTCGAAGCAGTAGAGCAACATACGACGTTGAAGTATCCTCAAAAATTGGTGCCAATGGGTAAGGTCTTAAGATTTGTCTTACAACTGCCATACTACAAGAAAAACATGACATTAGCGTTGCAGCGACCGAATATCCCTAAGATTGAAACAGACGAAGACTTACAAGCGGCGATACCACCAAGGGTAGATCAAGACTTGTCTATAAGGCGTACGCGGTTTTTAGACGTGAAGCTGTCATACGAGTACGAGGGAGTAGAACTACAGCCAGTCCTGCAGCTCTGCAGGAATTTAGACTACATAACGGCGCTAAATGTGGCATATGCGCGACTAATGCACGGACCAGAGTGGCTGCGAACAGTGGAGTCAATAGGAGCACTGACCTCGACCCCAAACTTTTCGACCGCAATGTCGGCCCTAAATCAAGCAGTTAAAAAATTAAACGTAAGCATGGAGATGAGACTCAAATATGCCGAAGGCGCGAATTTAACGGGGTATCGACTCCCCCCACAACCAGGCTTTGACAAAATAAAGGCGACGAGGGAGTTATGCGAAGGCGGCGCACCACATGGCGGGCCAGATTGGATGGTACAATTCACCCAGGCAGCTGAAGAAGTGATGGCAGGACAATTTATTGCTTCAGTAGAGTACATGACACTATTAGAATATATACGACGAGATCTCGCGACTACGAAAGGTGCGAGCAGCGAAGGCAAGGTTTATTATACCTATGACATTGACGGGATAGAGAAACAAGCGAAGTTCAAAGCACGAAAGAATTTTTTGTTGGACATTTTCACTCCAGAGGAATTATATGCTGGAGTCCTTAAACATATGGGGAAACAAGTCGCTTCGGCGTTCATCAAGTCCGAGATGGGCAAACTCCGCATAGCGGTGACCGGCGATCTGTGGTCATACTACCAGATGTCATATATGAACTATTTATGTGCACACAGCTACACCACGTGGAGCGGCAATACTCTAGAGGAGGGCCGTTTTGAACAAGCTCAAAGGATGGAAGAGATGTTGCGCCAGTTAGTGGAGTCATTTTCGCTTCCATTCGACTACCTCGCCTACGACCACCAGCCATCGATAGAAGAACAGGTCACGCTGGTAGAACTATACTTGCGTGGCGCGCTACAAAACACACCAGTCGAGGAGAAAGAATCAGTGCTAGAGATAATCGCGGCTATTTTAGAGAGCTTCCGCAATGCGAACACGGTAGTGCGCGATGAAAATAAAGAGATTATCATTAAGGTGCTCGGCGGGTTACAGTCGGGTATACGATTCACGTCGTTAATAGGCAACTTTTGGAATCAGACTGTTACGCGTATAATAATAAATATGATGGGGGCGATGTCGAGCGACGTAAAGGCTACATACATTCGAGGCGACGACAGCTCTGTAATTACGAAGTCATACTGGGGTGCACTACTAGTACGATTAGGGTATGCGTCGGTAAATGCAGTTGGTCACGATGCGAAGTATGGGATACACTACGAACAGACAGAATTTTTGCGTATATGGTACACGAAGGAGAGAGTCTTTGGCTACCCGAATCGGTCAATTCCAGGAATAGTACAACGAAAGCCATGGACAAGTGACAGCTGGGATCCAGACTCATCGCTAAAAAACGCTCTTGGATCGTTGCGGATTTGTGAACGTCGGCTGGGGACGCGCATGGCGGGTATCGAGCGCGCGCTTACGACGGTGTGGTGCAGGAAAAGGGGTTTAAGCAGAAGATATTTATCGTTACCTGTGGAGCAGGGGGGGTTGGGTGTCCTGAGGTGGGACGGGTGGATGACGAGCGTGCCTTATCCAAAGGCAGCAAAGTCTAAGGTTTTTTTTAAAACCGAGAAATCAAGTTGGCTAATTTACAGAGAACGGTTCGAGGGAATTCCAGGGTCCGAGATGCTGAACGAAGAGCAGTGGAAAGCCCATCAGCAAGATGAGATGGCGGCCAGGGCAGGCACGGAAGATATATCCGTAGTCGCGAAGCGCCTGAGGCAGGAGTTCGAGGAATCGTTGAAGGAAGTGAGGATGAAGTCGAGGTGGTTTAGGCACCAGTGGCGGACTATGGGTGCGGTCGATGAGATAGGACATTTGTATCTCCCCGGCTTGCTAACAACAGTCGCCGAGTTGCAGAACTACGAGCGTATGAGGAAGTATGGCGCATATTGGAACCAGGTGCGAACCGCCGAACAGTGGCGGAAGATATCAGTTATATGCAAGTACACAGGCGCCAAACCTATGAATGAATATGCAAAGGTTGACCCCCTGGCTGTGCGACTAATACGAACATTGGAAAAGCGAGGCTTGCATAGAGCTACCGCGATCGACTTCGTGCAGGGAAAGCT